TCTCGTTTTTGAGACTTTAAAAAATTAAGCATATTAGAATGATAAAATGGGACAAATTTATAATGTTGTTCGCCATGAACCTCAAAGCATAGTTTCTTTAATGGTAAATAAAAATCTAAAAATAATGTTTCACTCTTCTTTAGAGGAATAGGAACTTCTTCTAAAATCTGAAGTGTTGGAAAATTATTGGTAATCAACGATCTTGCGGATAGATGCAGTGATGACCTGTGATCTGTTTTACCATGAGCCATATTACCTGTCAAATGCCAATTATGACTGATACCATCTAAATCCTTAATATTCATTTAATTCCCATGGTTGTCTTAATACTAGAAACTAATTCATTATATGCTTTTTCATTTTCTAATAAATATTGTCTAACTTTTTCTGTGCCTTGAAATTTAGGCTTATCGGCAACACCTATTAATGTATACCAAGCACCACCCTTATGGATTAGGCCAATATCAGATGCTAAACATATAGCTTCCATATATTTATCAACACCTTGACCATATCTAATATAACTGGTGATATTTCCTCCCGGTGGACCAAGTGCAGAACATATTACTTGCCATTCAATTTCTTGACCGATTTGTGTACTATCGGCACTTAAAAGCCAAGGCTTGAAACTCTTTGCCCGCAATTTAATATCTGTCTGGTATGCGATTGCCTGACCGCTCTTTTCTTTGAATTCAGCACCATATCCTGTAGGATTACCCATCAGATGTGTGATGCCAATAACAATATTTTTATTTACAGGAATAACGTTAGCAACCTTACGACAAAACTTAGCTAGTAATTTAGCACCATCTGCTCTTTGCATCTTATCCATTTCACTAGTAATTTCTGCTTCTGTACATAGTGCGGAATAGGAGTCGATTATTAAAACCGACCCTGGAATTTCATTAATGATTTTTTCAGCAATTTGCAAGTATTCTTCTGCATGAAGTATCTTACCCTGTTGACTACCAATGACATGAAATCTATCTAGATTTAATCCTGGTATTCCTTCCAAATCACGCTTTTTCAATCGACCTTCAATATTTAGGTAGTACACTTCGCGTGGTTCTTTTAGTATACCCTGATATTGTGGCTTCTGCGCTGTTGCTGCAAAATCTAAACTTGTGGTTGTTTTGCCACACTTAGGCTGACCAGTTAAAACAACAAAACTACCTTCTGGTATACCACCATTTAAAATAATATCTAATGATGGGCTAACTGGAATGACTATATTCTTTTTATCAACTATAGCATTACCTGTGAGCATAATATCATCGCCAAAATTTTTTACAACATCTTCTTTAAGACTCATTATCTAAATCCTTTAACTTGGAAAGTATACCATTATTTTTATTATGACGTTCAAATTTTACATTATCATGACGCTTAATATCCAGAGTCAAAGACTGATTCTCTGAATTCAGTCCATCCTCTTCTTCCTGTATTATAGATATCAAATGCGGTGCTCGCAGCGAATAGATTTTTGTTGCTTTAGAGTTGTTTAACGCTCTAATAATAGCAGTATCAGAAAATTTTAATAATAATTTATTGGCTGATGCTATCTGATTTCTATAATAAACACTCCACTCTTTATTCACCCAAAATCTATAGTGCAGATCCTTTTTGTCTAACTTGGCTTTTTTCTCACAAATAATCTCTGTGATATATTGAGCGGCAGAAACCTTTTTGCCGTTGGAATACTTGGAGATATATTGTTTATGATCAGCCATTGGGTCTAAAAATATGGCTTGTGTCTTTTTTGGGAGCACTATCGAAATTCTTTACTGCCTCATCATTAAATGCAGAAGCTGCCTGAGTCATTACACTAACATTATTAATACCCTTGGCACCAGTTTGTCTAATCATTAAATCCTTAGAATTAATAGACTTAATCTTTTCTTGTTGACTATTAGTTATAATGGTATTAACCTCATCAATACTAGCTCCAACTTCCTTAGCAATAGTGGCTGGTTCCATCTTCATTGTTTCACTAAGATATTTTACAGCGTACTCTGTATTTCTATTTTTAGCTTTTGCCATTATGATAACTCTCTTTCTGCATTGCTTAACCATGCTATATTTTTGGTGGATAAAAAGTTTAAATATAAATCAAATATTTTTTCATTAACTTCTTTGAATTGCCATTCTTGTCTGCCAATTTTACTAAGGAATTTATTGCTCTGTCCTTCACTATACATTCCGATAGGATTAAAAACTTTACCATAAGTACCAATCTTAATAAAGAATTTATTACCAGATTGATTGGCTATTAATTTAGCAACAACATTTTTAGAATCTGTTTTTGCTCTTGGTCTATTGAACGAATCAATAAAATCATGATCGCCAATAATAGTATAATACGAAGTAACTCTTTCTTGACGAACTGGTTCAACATTATCTTTAGGTTTGAAAATAAAAGTATTTTCACTATCATTAATTCTCATTTAATATCCTTTATGATGGCCATATTGTTTTTGGTCCCTTTTTTATTCTGCTCATGCCCTTGGGCAATAAATCTTGTTCCACTTGAGTATCTTTATATGCGTTGTGTTTTTCATATAAATGAGCCTTCTCATCATTACTCATTCTGTCGCCATTCCTTTTTGCTAAATCTCCAAGAGTCTTTAACTCACTATCCATTTTTTTTACTGACGCACTTTGAGTCATCACATCAGCAATATAAGATCTGTGAGTTTTCTTACTTTTACAATTTATACAGTTGGGTTGCTCAATATAATCTTTAATATAAAAAAATAATTCAAAATCAGAATTACAACTATCACAAATGTAGGTATATGTGGGCATTATATTAAATAACTATCTGGTAAATAAGCTAACCATTCGTCAGGAATCTCATGTTTTATTCTACATAGGTAACTGGTGATTGGCAAGTATTTGGCACTTTTCTGTGGCATGGCTGGAATATTTTTCAGAGGCATATTAGCCATTTTTGGAGTTCTATTTCCTTTTTTCCTATTGCAGTCAACACAGGCTGTGACAATATTAGTCCATGATGTGGGGGATAGGTTACTCTTCCATTGAGACTTTGGGATAACATGATCATATGTTAGATAATTAATATCCTTTTTAATTCCACAATATTGACATGTGTGATTATCTCTTAGAAAGATATTTTTACGACAAAAATTTACAGACTGTCTATTTTGTTTAAAATACTTAGCACTTTTAGCCACTGCTGGTATGGGGTATTTCTTATTAACTCCTATGATAAAATCATCTTTATAGAAGTCAATAATTTCAACACCGATACTATGGTTATAGTCATGTTTAATTGACCATACCAAAGCTCTTTTCCAATTAATCACAGCTAATGGACTATAATCAGCATTTAATACTAAGCATTTACTATGTTTGTGATTCATTTTCGTAATTGTCTAATCGTGCTAATATCTTTGCTATAATTGGATTTCTAACAATATCAGCAGCTTCTAATTTAGAATTACCAATATGCTCTAATCCATCTAAAGCATTAATAAGTTCAATAAACCCACCCTGCAAATGTCTGCTTAGATCGGACTGACCGATATCACCGGTCAATACTAATTTACTCTGTGTGCCTACTCTTGTCAATAACATTTTTAATTGTTCATATGAAGCATTTTGACATTCATCAGCAACAATGAAACAATTGTGAAAATTACGACCTCTCATCAAACCTAATGGTACAACCTCTATCTTATTATTTAATTTTAAACTAGCATATTGAGCATGAGAGATAAAGTAATTGATTTCATCAATAATAGGTAACAAGTATGGGTGCAACTTCTCTTCTGCTGTACCGGGTAAATAACCAATCTTTTCACCAGCCTCTAATACTGGTCTTGTAATAATAATTCTATTAACTTTATTCTCTAACAGATATTCAAGAGCCATACCGATAGCAATATGGGTTTTACCACTACCAGCCAATCCTTGACAAAAAGTAATAGTATTTTCTGCTATAGTTCTAATATATTCTTTTTGATTTTCGGTTCTTGGCTTTAATCTATTTCTATATTGTGTTTCAATCTTAATATCATTAGTAGCATCAATCACTTTAGGTTTTTTTTGTTTATTTTTATTATTTTTTCTCAATGGTTACCCTTTACAATAGGAGAGGTTAAATTAGACAAGCACCACCGGCGCAACTAATTTCTTCAATTCCTACTGTATTATCCTCAGTCTCTGATAGTTGCGTATAATCAACCTTCTTGAAACTATTAAATAGATCGCAATAAATCTTCCAGTTATACACATCCTTCATACAATATGTGAGTCTTCTTAGATCACTATTAAAATATTTACCAGCAAAATTTTTCATCTTGGTCATAAATAATAGTTTATCTTGAGTATCCGTCTCTTTGGCTTGATTCATAGTAGCATAATCACAAGCAGCCCATAGATTATTATCAAAAGCATTTAATCCTAACTCAATTAAACCAGAGCACCACAATGCAGCATCCCCATATTCTTTAACAATCTCTCTGCTTGTGTAAACTGTGGTAAATGGGGCTTGTGGATAATCTTTATCTCCACTTTGTGGAATAAGACTAATACCAGCAAAATATTTACGATTATCATAAATAAATTTGGTAACATCATCCCATTCATCTGGCTTAACTGTAACAGTATTACTAACATTATGGCTCAAATATTCTTGAGTACATAATGATCTATTTTTACCAGAATGAACCCAATTTCTTTGAGTTTCTTTTACAACTTTAAGCATCTCTACTGCTGGAAGTTGATTCTTTAGTTTAGCACCATCTGGTACTTCTATTGGGAATTTTACAACCTCGTCAGTATTGTTTGCTGACCAGCGTGACTTTTCGCAGGCTTGTGGGTTTACTTTCTTAAAGTGCTGGTATGGTGCTTCTAAAACATTGGCCTGTACATGGCGAATATAGCGTTTAGCGTGATGAGGATGAATACCAGAACTTGTACCAAGCATACTACTGCTGGTTCCTTCTGGCTTTAAACAGGTAACTCTTGCTGCCTGATTAATGCCAATTTTCTGTGATATTTTCTTATTGATGTCTACTGCTATTTTCGCACCCTTGGTAAGAACTTTTTCTGATAATACTAGTTCGTGCTTCTCCATGGTGCCTGTTAAAGATACCCCTAAAAGTGCTTCTCGTTCAAAAATTTTCTCACTAATTTTACCAAGATAATCTAGCTTAGTAAATCCAGCTTGTAATGTACCAATAATAGCAGCAGCCTTACATCTTTCATAAAAATCTTCCTCATCAACAACACTAGAACAATTAATGGTTGATAAATTACAACCCTGCCATCCACTCTGACCACCCACTTCATCAACAGGCCACATACCTATTTCCACGCAAGGATTAAAAATCATTTCTGTTGATTCACTCCAAATAAATCCTGGTTCTCCAAACTCTTTAACAGACTGCATTAGAGTATCAAACTCTTCAAATGTTGTTTCATTCTTTAATAATAATGCTGAGTTATTGCTTCTTGCTCTTTGAGGATTCTCAACATACCAATTTCCGGTCTTAGCCTTCGCCATATCTTCATCATCATGACTAAATAATGCTAATGATGCACTACGTCTAACGCCACCACTTAATACAGCATCACTACTATGCATCACAATATCATAAGCATCTATTGGTCTGAGTTTCTTTTGACCATTATTAATACAACGATCTAATAATGCTCGTATCTTTTCTAGACCATTGGCTAATGGCTCATATCCTGGAGCTTTACCAACACCGCTTGCTAGTGATGATCCCTTTGGTCTGATTTCAGAAAAATCAAATAATATATGACAATTTCTATATCGCTCAAACTCTTCTACGGGTTTACTAAAATAACTACTAAGAAGCACACCCAAGGCATCAGCCCAGCCTTCGATACTATCTTCTATTTTATAGACCACACTCATAGCATCTTTATTAACTTTATGTTCAAGATTTGGTAACTTAGCAACGTGATGCTTTTGCACACTAAATCCTGTGCCACTACCACAAAGCAATAGCCAGAAACACTCTTGAAAAAAGCGTAGTCTATCACAATACGAACTAGTGCAATTATAAATTTTTGCATGTCGTTTTAGGATAGGATCGCCACCAAATTGAAGGGCTCTTTGACTACCAAGAACCTTCTTTTTATACATCATATCATATGCCCAATTAATCTCTTCTGAGATTCCATAATCGGCATATTTAGTATGCATCATATTTTTAACACGCTCAACCGCTTCTTTCCAAGTTTCCCTGCGATTTTTGTCTTCTAACCAACGAGCATATTTACTAACGAATGTATAATTTTGCAGTTCTTGAAGAGCGGACATCTTATCTCCTATTTAAGATAGTTAATATTCCCAGCAACACAGCGGCGTGAAAAGAGTAGTTTATCATCACTGTGTTACCAAACCATAAATGATAAAAATAAATAAAACAACTAATATAAAATGCTAGTATACTCATAATACACCACATATGTCTTTGAGCCAAGAAAGATTTGCTTTAACACAATGCACTTCCATACCACTCATGTTAATAAAAGTGTCAAATCTTTTTTTGGCTTCTTCATCAAACAAATGTGTACCATGCTTTTCGTCCATAACAACTTTAGTTACGCCCTCTTGCCATAAAGCCATAATACAATCATTACAGCATTGACCAGTGACGTATGCTATTCCATTATCAGGGCGAACCACACAATTAGATAGAGCATTACGCTCTGCGTGTATCATCCAAGGATATTTATCTGGTCTAGTATTAGGCAGATTATCGTCAAGTAATCCTCGTGGAAAACCATTATAACCAACACCTAAGATCCTGTGATTTCTATCCGTTATCACACATCCATGTTGAGTTTGTATATCGTGGCTACGTTGCGAAACTACTCTCGCAAGTCCTAAAAAATAATCTATCCAACTAGGCCGCATATTCCTATTTTTCTAATAACTTTTTATATAGAACTAGTGATGAAACTGCTCCTGCAACTCCCATCACAACTCCTGCTGGTTGAAGTGGCGTCATGCCTAGCAGATAGGTTATTATACCACCAGCGTATGATCCCGCAACCCCCAACGCTACTGTTTTCCAGAATCCAAAATTTTCTTCGCCGGGAACAATACTTTTTGCAATACTACCAACAAATAACCCATATACTGCCCATATGACTAAATTAAACATTTGCGGCCTCCACTAAAGTTACAACTTCATCATCCGTGACAGTTTCTCCTATATTTAATAATGCTCCCAATAGAGCGATTGAATAAGTTTCATAATCCTCTTTAGATAATTCTCTGCGAATAATCTTTTTAATTCTCATCTTGGTAAACCAGCCCCTTTGTTTACTAAAGGTTCTTATATCCTCACCATACAATGAATATTTTTCTTGAGCAGTGGGTAGCTTGTTCGCTTTATTTTTATTACATTCTTGAAGAACTCTTATAACTGTTAGAATAATACTAATCATCATTAATATTGCCATCACACTACCAAATTTTTCATCGTTGGCTAAGCCAGCATTATTAATCACTTTTTGTGCGATAGCTTTTAATTTTTCATCATCAATTGGTTTTGTCATAGTTATCTCTTTATTACGCGAGTTTTACATTTATCACTATCACAATTGTGGTCTTGAGTTGATGATTTTTTGTCTGGTTCACAATAGCCACACTCTATTTTTTTAATACCATCGCCACTCCAGTACCATCCTGAACCTTTACATACTGGACAATCTTTTCTTTTATATTTAATTTTAACCTCTACTGTGCTTCCTTTAATTACACCGCCCACAAGTGAAACCACAGCGGTTGTGGAACCAGTGTAACTATGAGATAATACTAGAGCACAAAGTATAACGCCTATTATTTTATTCATTTTTTAACCTTAACTTTCCAAGGAAGAATACGATCAATAATATTCTTAACTGGCTTTGGTCTTGGAGCAGGGGATGGCTTGGGTACGATTATGGTATTTTCAGTTTTATCAAATAGTGCTATTAGTTTTCTTAGCACATTTATTAATTGAGTGATTAGTTTGCTTAATCTGATCTTATCAATTAAATTCATAAATATTCTCCAAAACCATAGTCTGGTAATTTCTGTAATGGAAAACCATCAAAGTTACTAAAAGCATAAGCACCACTTTGTTTTAACATACCCTCAGCAGTATCAGCATGAATTAAAAAAGAACCGTCTGGAATTGGACCCCATTCTGGATGACCACCATCATTCCATTTGCCCCAACTATTTTGAATTAAAAATGCTGGTTCATCTCCAGTATCATCACAGGCTATCCATGCCATTGCATGAGCCCAACTACCACTTTCTTTTGCAAATCCTTTACTGTCTCTACGATTACTAAAACCATAACTAGAACAAACAGCTAATCCATAGCCGTTTGCTATAGCATCTCTTGCTTCTTCAAGAGTACGAATCAAACTAACTGTTTTAATTTGATAGTCATTAGCAGCGTCTATTACTGGGTCTGGTAATCCTCTAGCGCCCCAGCTAGCACCAAGATTGCCATTATATTTACTAAAATCAGCAACGCCCTTATAATTTTGTCTAACCACCACACCGCCACTTTGACTAACAAATGTTGCGGCTCTAGAGCAACTCATTCCTTGGCCACCATGACCACGAGCACCATAAATAGCTTCGGTAGCTCCTCTTGCTATCCAACTCTCTTTATCTCCATCTACGTCTATTTCAACAGCTCTGCTAACATCTACAGCATTTCGTGTTGCATGACTAACACAATCACCTGTCGTTTGTCTTTCACTATAAGCATTTTTATCAAACTTAAGAACACTTCTAAAAGGTATGCTTAGTTTACCTTCTCCACTATTCTTTATCTTTTTTGCTCCATCTGAGAAAAACGCATATTTAGAACTTTCTAGCAATTCATCAAATACGTGCTGTTCCCATAAGCATCCTTGAAATCCCTTACGATAATCATCATATAGTTCTTTTGGAGATAAACGTGGCATTATTTACTTCCTTCATTAGTGGCCCAACATAAAGCTTTAAAGCCTTCTACTGCTTTAACTCTTAGTTCTTTAGTTAATGGAATATTATCATCACCAATAGCAGTAACTATAACAGTATTAGCGTTTTTAGCTAAGTCTGGATATTTATTTTTGATATTCATTCTTAGCATAGCACCACTTAAAGAATTAGCTTGACGAACTTCTTCTGTGTTTTTAATTACAGTGTCTTCACCATCTAATTCAATTAATGTTGCAAGATCGAAATATAATCCTGCTAATCTTTTACCGTCAACATTGCGATCATTGGATCCAGCCCTTAAACATTCAACTACTAATAGTGCTTTTTCTTTTAGAATTGGGTCTGATGGGGGATCAATAATTTGTACGGCAATTTCAACTGGAGCATTATTTGGTGAATTAAGTTTTGGCTTAAGTAAACCAAATCCAATTAAAAGAGCACCTACTAATAAAATAACTTTTGAAGTATTCATAGACTAGACTTTCCTTTGCATACTGTTGGACTTAGATATGGAAACATTTGATCAGCAACCTTAATCGCTTCTGAACATCCGCTTTTTTCTGCCAAATCCCGTGTTTGCTTCCAAGAGACTACCAACTTAAAGAATATATCTTCATTGGATACTGGCGCACTTGAGACAGTAACTGGTGATGCTTTTTTACCAAATAAACCCTTAGCCTTATCTACCACTGAAACTAATAACTTTTGCACTGGACTGAGTTTATCCTTAAACAAAACCCAAATAACAAGACCCACACCAGCATATAGAGCAACATCCGTGGTGCTTAAACGACTAGCAAACTGATCAAAACTTTCTGTGTAATTCATATATTGCCCTTTATTTTTCTGAGACTTTTGGAACATTATCTATGGAAGGATCAACTTTGTTTTTAGGATCAATAAAAACGCCCACGTTTCTGAAAGTGGTTACTAGAGCATCAATACTTGATCCGGCCAAAATCATCAGTAAAGCCTTCACATACTTATGTATTATAGGCTCAAGGAAGTTAGGAACAAAAGGTATATCCACAACTATGAAAACTCTATCATAAAAACCCGATAATAGATCTAATACAATAGCTTTTTTATCTGGACCACTAAGTTCTTTACCAATGTCCTCAATAACTTGTACTAGTTGAGCTAATACTAGTTGTAGTATTTTCCATGCTTGATCAAGAGCAATATTTTTGACTGACTCTGTTTGAATTTTAAGTTGGTTTATTAGTTTTTCTAGTTCTAGTTTTAACTGGTCTTTTATTGTCATTTTTTTTACCTCGGTTTCTTTTATTTGCTTCTTCTCTTTCTGCTGGACTAGCAGTATTCCACCAAGTTTTTTTAAGTTCAGAGCGACTCTTTACATATTTATAAAGAACTATTAATTGTCCAGCTACTAGTATTACTGCTTCTAAACCTTTGCTAGTTTCTTGAATAAGATCTTCTTTTTGAGAATTTTCCCCAATTAATCCTAGTAGATATAATCCACTAAAGATGAAACTAACCATTGTGAACCAAAATTCACTTGTTCGATAGCCAGGCTTAATCATAGATTATTCCTCCATAGAAATAATACACCAAAATTTAATATGACCAAATTATATCATTTTATAGGTTTTTAGTGCGGCTGCTATGGTTTGATCCATATCATAATACCTATACTGACCCAATCTGCCGCCAAGTATATACTTTGATTTTTGATTAATTTCATTCGCATATTTATTATATAAGAAATTATTTGTTTGGTCGTTGATTGGATAATATGGAATCATAGTATTATTATATGGTACTGAGAATTCTTTTGTAATAATGGTTTGATCCACTGTTTTAAAATTAAAATATTTATGTTCAATAATTCTAGTATAAGGAACATCCAAACTAGTATAATTTATTATAGATCCACCCTGAAAATCACCTCTATATATTTCATTTTCAAATCTTAAACTTCGATATTCTAGTGGACCAAATTTATAATCTAATAATTCATCCACAGACCCAGTATAAACAATTTGATTACTAATATTTTCAAAGTATGATTTTTGTGTTATAAAATCTACATCAGTAATTACTTCTATATTGTGTAATAATTTTTCAAATATACTAGTATATCCATCTGATGGTATGCCCTGATATATAGCATTAAAATAATTATCATCAAAAGATAATCTTATAGGCAATCTTTTGAATATGCTAGATGGTAATTTATTAGGTTCTAATCCCCATTGTTTTTTCGTATATCCATATATAAAAATATTATATATTTCTTCTCCTAATGCGTTTAAGGCAATCTCTTCTAAATTTTGAGGATTTTGAATTTTTAGTTGCACACTTTCTAATTTATATTTAGCTTCTTGTGGATTGGTTACGCCCCACAATTGATATAATGTAAAAAGATTGATAGGAAAAGAAAAAAGTTTATTATTAAAATTTACTTTACATTTATGAATATAGTTATTAAAAGTAGTAAATTGATTAATATATTCCCAGACATATGTATTATTTGTATGAAAAATATGTGGTCCATATTTATGAATATCTATACCATATTGTTTTTCAGTATAGCAGTTTCCACCGATATGGTTTCGTTTTTCTACAACTAAAACCTTTTTACCATCATTATGCGCTTTATTAGCAAATACAGAACCGAATAATCCAGCACCAACTACCACAAAGTCATAATTCATATAATCATATATTTCTCTTTTTACGAATTTTGGGTTTGGGAAACTCATTAGTAGCTGGCAGTGATCTATACCATTCTGCAAAGTGGCTGAGATACCCATCAAGATCCACTAGTGCATTGTCTGATACAATTTGGCCACCATCAACACCTTCAATAGTCATGACTTTAATATTGGGTGAAGAATCGTTTAAAATTTGTAATTGTTCAATAGCATTTGTAGCACTTAACCATCCCATAATATTTTTCTCCTTATATATAATATTACACTATTTTATAATAAATTTAGATCTATTAAATTATTGCGCCACATTGAATGAATTTTACTTTGAAATGGATGATTGCAATTAATTGTTTGATTGGGAAATGGTTTGCCCCATGAAGTAAAATGAACTATTTTTATCTCATCTTCTTTTAAATTATTATAGCATTGTTGGCTCATATTATTATATATTTTACGATCTATATACAGAGTTTTAAATTGGTCATTTTTAACAAAAAAGTAATACAAAATACCCTGACACACCTCTATTGCATAATGTTTTTTAGATCTACCCATATTATACCATCCATTAATTAATTGATAGGTAAAATCATGATTATAAATAAATTGTTGTAATTGATGGTAGATTTTTAAGTCGGGTTTTAATATAAATAAGCCAGAATTGAGTGGAGATATTCTACCATCAGTATAAATTAAATCATAAGTATGATTAAATAACTCATCAATATTTTGCAAAACTAGCATGTCCGTATCCATAAACAGTATACTATCATAATCTAATGACCATGGAATTAATTTTATAAAATCCCATTCTTTATCTTTGATAGTGTCCAGATACCACTCACTATTTATTAGTTTAAGATCTATAGGATTAATAACTGGTAAGATAGTAATATTTAATTGTTCAAATAAATTTTTATATTTATCATCGTTTATGTTGGGAATACTATTATTAAAATATAAGAAGACTACTGGAATTGTGCTACCAGAATCTCTAATAGATTTGACTAAACTTAATAGTCTAATAAGATCTATGCTCCTATTACCCATCATACAATAACAATTTTTCATGGATTTTGATTTAGATGAGGAAATGGTATAAGAGGTACTGGTTTATTAACAAAATCGCATAACTTTTCCCATCTGGGATTTTTGCATAAATTAATAGTTAATAAGTCTTCTGGTCTAGATTTAAAATAATTATTAATATGATCATGAAATTTATGATATCTATTAGTAAAAATTTGTTCATCAAAAGTATGTATACCATATAGTTCTAATCTATACCTGCCTGCTATCGATTGTTTTAAAACTGGGCGATCTTTAAACCATCTGTAACAAGAATCTAGCCAATCATCTAAATCTCTTATTGTTAATATAAACTTAGAATTAGGATATCTACTATCATAAATATGAAATCGCGTTTGCATGGGCATATCACAAAAGAATTCATTATAATGAACATCATAGTCTGGATACATGGAGTAATGCACACTAGAAAATCCCAAATCTTTCATAGCTTGATATAATGACATCGTGCCGGTTTTGGGCAATCCAATGCCAAAGATTTTATTATTCATTATATAGTCTTTGCACTATTTGAGAAATATAAATTAACTGGTCAATTTTTTTCTGTATTCCATAACAAGCATTAGCATGATGTAGTATAATATTTTTATCTAGATAATCAAAACCAATAGATTTTGACCAAAAATGAAGTGGTAATAGATCCCAATTTAGCTGTTCATTATTATGTAATAGATCATTAACCACAAATTGTCCAGCGCCGTTACCTTTAGAGTGCTTGATCTTATAACATCCATGATCATCTATATATTTTAGTTCTTCAATTTTATCATAAACCTGTTTCCAGAAATTTAAAGTTTGTTCGCAGTTTTTAATTATCATGAATCCTATATTGGCGATATTTTTATTTGGTACCTCTGTTTGAAAATAAATATCTTTTTGCAAATCAATTTTGATTGTTTTATAGAATCTTACATCAATATCACTAAATATGAAATATTCATCATGTGCCGTTTTATCAAATCCAATCATAATGGTTGAGTATTTTCTCAGCCAACCCTCATAGCCTCCGCCGTGGTGTTTTTGGCATAGGGTTGATTGGAAACTACTTGGGTGTGGAATTAGATCATCAGGTATGCTGCTCTCAAAGATATCTTTTAATTTAACGATATCCTTTTCGTTATCAAAAAAATAAAATAGTTTCATAAAAACTTTTTAGGATGGTTATAATACTTGTAAAGATCTAAGCTTTCAAAGTAAATCTTAGTGCGATTTTTATAGTGTAGAAAATCTGTTTGTTTATTTATAACTTTTGGATTTCGACCAAGAGGTGCTGGATATTTAGCAAGATTATGTAACGAATAGTCTGCGTATTGTCCTTTATACCATTCTATGTCTATAGCATCTCTTTTAGATATATTGGGTAATGAATTATAGATACCAAATTTATCTTTTACAAAATCAATATGACCAATTCCCATCATGCACTGAAAATTATATGACAGTGGTGCCCAATCAAATTTTCTACTACTTAATAGTGTTTGTGCTTGAGTTAATTTATGTTCAAACTGTGGTCCAAATTCTATAGTATCATGCAAGAATAAGAATTGATCATATTTATTAAAAAACGATAAATGATTATATATTTGTTTAAAAGCAGACAATTCGTAACTATTATCTGTGGTATGAATATAAGTTATATTATTCTTGTGTTCAATACTATCGGTTTTGCTATTATTAATTACTATTATAGTTGAATAGTCTAAATTAGATATTAATTTTGATAAACTATACGAATTATCAACGCAACTTTGTACGACTTTATACATTACGTCCTAATACTGTTTGAAAAGAGTTCATAGCATTATAATAGGCTGTTGCTTCTGAGCTACTAAATCCTAAACCTAAACTATAAGCAGCTACTGTATCGTCTGTTGAATCAAAACCAGGTTCTGGATTACCTCCCTGAAAAGATCCCCAGGGACCTCGCATAATATATGTGTTGGTGCCAGTATATGGTGCGGTAGTGGTGTTAACCGCACTTGAATCTGTAGCGTTTATATTTTTAATTAAGAATGCATTATTTCCACTTTTAATATTACCAATAATTAATCCCTCATTAGAATAAGAGGTATTGGATACATAAGTACCCGTTGGGGAATTCCAATTAGTCAAATCTGTATATCCCCAAAACACAGTAACTCCAGAATATTCGTTACTTTCAAAACCAAATACGTTTCCACCTATAACACCACCCATCCAGCCTTCTGTTGTGCCAAGAGCGCTCAAATATACAGATGCATGAATATCATTATAAGCCATACCCATATTAGTATATGGAGTTGTGGTACTAAGACCAGTATTGAGATAAAATGAAAAAGCATTATTACCACTTAATCCACCACCACTACCTCGTTCAGTATAATCACTACTAATAAAAGGTCCATTATTTTGATCTTGGTTTGTAAATCCATATTGTGTGCTACGATTGGGTCCTAAATATAAAGGAGTAAAACAAGCATTAAGATTATTGCCACAAAAAAGATTTAATCGTAAAAATTTACTTCGTATACCAGCGCCATCTATACTTCTACAAAAATTACTCACCGCTCTTAGTGTTGTTGGACTAACACTACCACCATTGCTTACTACTCTATTATGCCAATCAATAGCTTCAATATGTAATGATCTTAAACTATTTAATACTTTAAAAGATAACATTATACCACTCTCCACCTTAAACTAGTATCATCATAAAATAATGTGGAAGATCCTGTGGGCGCCACAATATAGTTACCACCATTTGGAGTAATAAATCTATTACCAGAACTTGAACTGGCTGATTCGTGAACAAGAGTAAGATTATTTGTGGTTCCAATATTAATTAATAATCGGATTTTTTCTAATCTTGGAACTAATCCTGTAATATTAACTCCACTAGCACTAGCGCTAAGTCTTAAAACATCACCAGATCCAGGATCATAATTATTTTGACTAGTTGATATGGTGGTTGGAGATAATACGCTAACGCCACTATTACCAACAGTTAAAGTGTTGCCAGCATCATTATAAGACAAAGTAATACCCGTACCAGCAACTAAAAAGCCAGTTCCAAGATCATCTTCAACTTGTTCTAATGTGACACCACTACCGCTACTTCCTGATAAATAACTCAATCCGCTCCATGCTGTGGTACCATCACCAATTTTTAATTTGCCAGTATCTAATTCAAATCCTGGCTCGCCACTAGCAAGCACAGAATTTACACTAGTCCAGCGAGATGCTGAGTCTCGTCTTAATTTTATGGTTACATAACCTTGATTGGCCATTATGCGCCTCCACCATTAACAGAGGTAACACCATAGTAGTAAGCTGGATCATTAAATCGATTAGTATATTTTGATCCAATATCACCACTTGTGGGAGTATTTAGCACATAAGTGTCTAGTTTAATAACTCCACTACCATAGTGCCCACCACAAGCTTGCACTACAATTGTTCCATTTTTAATAGGATTAGCCGTTACTATTGTTGATATATCAATGGCCATATTCTTTTCTCCGGGGGTATAATATTAAAATACACCATTATCAAGAGTTTGATAAGACAGTAACAGAACCATCCTGATTAATGGTGAAATGACCAATATAATTATTTGTGTCTAAAATACTCATTTTTATTATTCTCCTATTTATAATTTATAAAACTCTCCATCGATTATCAATAATATCATATAAAATAGTAGCCGCTCCTGTGGGTTGTACAATATAATCTCCACCATTAGGAGTAATTATTCTATATCCTGATGTTGCGGTTGATGCTTGATGTTTAAGGGTTAGGTTATTTGTAGTCCCCACATTAATTAATACTCTAGTGTATTCATTACCTAAAAATATACCACTAATTGCCACGCCACTAACACTTGCACTAGCTCTTATCACATCTCCAGCCCCAGGATTCCAATCTCCTTGACTAGAACCTAGTGCAGATGGTGATGTGAATGTTGGTACTGTGTTTAGAGTTGTGATTGAACCACTAGTTGCCGTTAATACTCCACTAATATTAGTATTTCCAACAATGTGTAATGGTGCATTAGGCGAGTTGGTTCCTATACCAATATTGCCATTATTATTAATAATTAGGCGGGGTGTGGCAGTAGATGAGCCGGATGGTGCTACTGATAATATTAATTGACCACCATTACCATTAGTCGTGCCAGATTGATTGCCTCCAATAACTTGAGCCATGACACCATTATCCACAGCATTGCCTCTATCCCGTGAAGCAAAATCTATAGAAGTTTGACCACCATTAGAGTTAGCTGGTTTGCTTACCAATAATCTAACTGAATTATGTATGATATTATCACTTGTAGATTCTGGAGTTGTGATCATTAATCCAGAATGGTGCATACCCAGTCCATATGCTGTGCTGATAGTATTAATATTACTACCAGTACCTAGTGTGCTTCCTATTCTTAATCCACTAGAGAAAAATCCACTACCAGTAACATGTAGAGTGGCGTTTGGTACAGTTGCATTGATTGCAATTCTATTAGCAGTTTGATATATTATACTATTACCAATAGTTGTACTAGAATTAAATAATGGTAAATAATTTGCTGAACCTGGTGCTGATGTTACAGGGTTGGTTAATACAGTTTGATAATTTATAGAATTGTATATATAAGTACTATCAAATGCCCCATCAATATTATTTATTACATTATTTAGTGTATCATCTGTAGCAAAATAACTTAATCCGAAATCAGGAATATTTATATCAACTCCATTTATATTACCACCAGTAATATTCACATTGGTTGGAACATATGCTGAGGTCTGAGTGCCACTAACACCAAAAGTAATACCATTACTAAAATTATGAACCGCTGTTATTGTGCGACTAATATCGTTATGAATATATTGAGAGTGATCATCATCATTTAATCCGAATAAACTACCGTGATCATTTTGCACAACACCCACAACAGAACTTATTGCTGACGCTCTCAAATCTAGAACACTAACCAATGCGCTTTTTGGAGTATTAGTCCACCCGGTATTGGTAGCATAAATGAATCTATATAATGGTTTAAATTCATTAACTGGTAAATTACTAAAATTTAAATCTACCCAGTTATTATTACTTTCCGCATTTCCTTGATTACCATCTACTCTTTGACCCAAAATCATCATCACAGGATTATCAATTTCATTAGTTCCTAACATCCACATTGCTATATATTTTGTGGCTCCGGTACTAGCATTTGGAGTTGTCCAAGTTCCACCAGTATTTAAATTATATAAGGCTCCTGTTGCATTATACAATAATGGAAAATTAGTAGCGGTACTTTTAACCCATTGACCGGTTGTTCCACTATGGTATAAAATGGGGAATTGACCAGTTGGACTTATAACTTGATGAAAAGGCAGACTACTACTACTATTTGTAACATCAATTTTAATATCTTCTTGGTATAAGAGTCCGCTACCTATTCCAATAGTAGCATCCCCACTTAAACCACCAGTACCACTTGTGCTATAGTAGTCCAGACTGAAACCAGCCACATATTGAGCACCAATTGTTCGGTGAATCCATTCGTGTGTAGCATTATCCATAACTATACCATGACGCTCTTCTGCGAAGAATGTGGCCTGACCAGATGGTGGTACGCCACTATTCCAGGCAACATAAGATACTGGTAAATCTGTAGAATAATCAAAATCTGTTGTTTTATATTGTAAACTATAATCGCTCAATCTAAAATAAACATAGTTTTGAGCTGTTACATTAGCAAAAGTAACACTTTCACTACCACTTTTTCTAACTTTAGTTCCTCTAATATATAAATCATAAAAGCTACCACTAGGAGCAATCCTAAATGTAATACCACTCATACTAATAACACTATCTACTCTATTAATAAATCCATTAGGTTGTAGACTATCTGTGGCCACTATGCTATTAATAGTATAAATTCCGCTAGATGATGATACTGACATTCCTGTGCCAGCAACCACACTCCTAACTATTGATGATCCATTAATGGTTAAATTGTTAAAAGCTCCACTAGTACCAGTAATGATTCCACTACTAGTAATATTACCACTGGTAAAAACATCATTATTTTGAAAATTAGCAGTCATAATAAATTATTCCTTATGGAGTTCCATAACTAACTTGACTTAATTCCACAGTGGCTACCCATCTTACATCAAATGATGACAATCCAGTTACAAGAATACTAAAACGATTAGCATAACTACTAGAAATAAGAGCATCTGTGCTACTCATAGCAGCATCTTTAAAACTGTCTATTATAGATGAACCAACATTGTATACAATAGAGCTATTATCAGATCTTACACATCCTCGTATAATAAATCCAGCACCAGCATCATAGGTGCCAGCATTATTTCTTAAAGCACTAATATTAGCAACATATGTCCAGACTGAATTTGCTGGTAAATCAGCCCAACTAGTACTACCATCTAATGATAGTTCAGTTTGTGTTGCATTGATTGTGGTTCCCCTTAATACTAAAGTGCTTTTTTGAGCATCTCCTCTATTAGTAAAATATCCTGCCGCGTGAGATAATTCTCCATAAAGATTAGTTTTAGCTCTATATCCTCCAGGAATTGTGCAATAACTATTATTGATCGTATTTTCTCCACCTCCTCCAATCGAAGCATGACCTGGATAATTATTATCACTAATAGTATTATCATAACCACCACCTATTACACAGTATACGCCGGCGAAACCAGCACCATATTCTATTATATTATCCTGACCACCACATATAACAGAATATGCTCCAGCAGCAACTTGATCGTTTGCTGATCTTGAGCGTTGCCAATCAGTTGCATAGGCTCCTCTAGCATTACCATTATATGAGCCTTGTAGTGGTCCGGTTGAATTTGGTTCTATAATAATAGCACCATTAGAGTTACCATTAACACTATAACTTGCTGAAATTCCACTAATACTACTATTATCAATCTTCAGATTGTCTACTATGAGTGATGATAATGATCCACTAATATTAACATTCACACCACTATTAACCCATTTATTCCCATTATATGCTAGTATATT